AAACGCTTTTACTTGAGCAAGATTAGTAACTTCAGAGTCCATTAATGCGCCAGCGTTTGTAACAGAAGTAGCTGTTACTTCATCGGCAGACACTTCTCCATTAGTGGCTATAGAAAGTCCAGCGCCTATTCTGATAACACCTAAGTTATTTGCAGAGGCTACAACGCTTGCGTCTGCGGCATTGGTTCCGTTTGCCGCTCCAATGAGGTCTAGCTTGTCAGTAAAGTCTTTACCACCAATAACGCTAATATCTCCGCTAGCGCCCCCAGGATCCCCTATGTAAAGTTTTTTATTACTGCCATGATGAAGATAAGCTAACTCACCATTTGCAAGTGATGAAGGTGCGCTAGAGCCTGTACTTCTTTTAATTTGAATTGTTTGTGCCATTGTCTTAAATCCCTAGTATTTGTTAAAAATTCCCTGCGTCAATCTGAAAATTATTAAACGAATTATTGCTTAAGCTTAGATCGCCAGTTAAAGTTCCGCCAGTAAGAGGTAAAAATTGACCACTTGATGTTACGCTTGACCATCCTGTTCCTGTATATACACGTAGCACATCCAAAGTAGTGTCAAAGTAAAGACTACCTAACGCTAAACTATCGCCATCATTATCCGCTGTGGGAGCACTAGTTTTAGAACCTAGGTATGTGTCATCAAAATTATCAAAAGCGGTTAGTGCTGAAGTTGCACTTTGGGAGGCTTCGTTTGCTTTTGTAGTAGCAATGAGGGCTTGTTGGGTTATTTCGTCTAATTGGCCTAGACTAGTGGAAGTACCCGAACCACCTGTGCCTCTAAATATAGCCATAAGCGCCTCTGTTGAATAAAATAAAAAGAGACTCCCCTATAAAAGAGGAGTCCCTAGTTTTCTTACTTAGCCGTTTACAGCCAATACAACACCTGCTTCAGGACGCATTACCTGCGTACCGTATAAAGTGTCAGCAGTGTACAGAGTACCAAGGAACTCTTGCTTGTACTGAGTCTGAGAACGTACACCCTGCTGTTCTGCAAGAACCATAGCGTCCTTGTGAAGTAGCATAGCGGCTTTAACATCTCCACCTGCTGAGTTAGCAGAAGCGGTTTCGATGATTGGGCAGTTGCTAGAAACAAATACGTCAACACCATATAGGTTTCCAATCTGACCGTTACGTACACCTCGTCCATCTACAAAGTCGGAAGACATGTAGCGATCAACGCCCATAATAGCGTTACGTAAGGAAGGAGGGACAACAAAGCATCGGTTGTCCATAGGAACATCAGCATCGTCCAATACCTGAATAGCGGCACGGAATCCTGCATCGTTAAATACATCAGTAGAAGCTACTGAATCTACAGCGTAAGCTTCGATACCAGCACTACCTGCAAAGTTATAAACAGTACTGTGAGTCCAATCTGATCCATCACCGTTTCCTAAAGACTTACCTAGGTTAAATAAGTCATTGTCAACCTGCTTGGCTAGAGCGTATCCTGCGTCACCAGTGTAGAACTGACGTAGAGAAGCTAGAGCCTGTGCTTCAGTGATGTCCTCAATTAGACGAGAGTATTCAAAGTGCTTGTTGATTGAAATCTGAATTTCGCTCTCAGTAGCATTCTGAATAGTTACAGCAGTATTTTCTGCTTTAGCAGACGCAGAACCACGAGTAGGCTTAGGGACATGAATAGTGTCACCTTTCTTGCCTGTCATGCTCATTTTCTTGACTAGGTTAGCCAATACTAGGTTAGATTGATAAGCCGCAATTACTTCGTCACTCCAAATCTCTGGAATAAAAGTAGCCGCGCTAGTGTTGTCTACTGCTCCGCCCATGGCGGGATAAGTTGATGTAGCCATAATACAAGTCCTTAAATAAAATTAATTAGTGTCGGACTCTCCCTTCTTGATAAGCTAGCATAATCTCATCGGATAATGACATGTATCGTTCAGGATCGTCCTTCATAAGTTTAATAATGTCTGAACGCCTGTAAACTTTCTTTGCCGACTGCTCTCCGCTTCCTCTAACATTGCCTGTGGATGCGGCCTTAATAGTGTCTTTGCGTTGTTGTTTCTCATTAGCGGCAGTTTGACCTACGACTTGCTGACGTTCTTTCCAGTTAGTGAAAAGCTCATCTGCGGCCTCATAATCATACTGCTGATCTGCCTGTGCAAAAAGCTGTGTGCGAATCTTTGATCCTTTGATCCATTCTACGAATTTACTGTCCTTCAAAATATCCTGCATATCAGGGTGTCTAGTTTGAAGTTCATTCATTGCCGCAGTTTGTTTATACTGAGCAGATACTTGTTCTGCTTCCTTAATCTTAGGATGATTGCTAATAGCTCTTTCGACTGCCTTGTCAGGATCAGAGAAAAAGTCTACTTCGTCTTCAGAAGTTTGTTGCGGTGCTTCTGTGTTAGAGAGTTGTGTCTGTATATAGTCATCAACAACTTTACGTAATTCACCTACTTCAGAACTTTGTTTACCTAAGAGTTTTTCAGCTTCTTGGTGCATACGCACTATATCCGCTGTGCTCTTACCTTTGTACTTATCAGGAAGCTCCTGTTCTTCAAGTTCCTGTGTAGGTTGTTCATCTACAAGAGGTTGCTCTACTGGAGGCTCTTGTTTAGTTATGTCCGTTACGTCTTCAGTTTTAGTTGTATCGTCTAAAGGTTGACGCTCATCTATTAGTGTTGCCATTATTAAACTCCGTGAGTAATCTCATTATGGAGGTGTATTATATGTAAGGGTTCGGTTAGGAGTTAGCCTTACGCTCTTTTTGAATCTTCCTTTCGCGGTCTCTCGCCCACTTCATGGTAGCACCTGCAAAGTCACCTGAAATGGGGTCTAAAAGACTGCGAACGGGAGATATGATTCGACTAGCCATTAACGAACAGTGAGGACATTCTATTTCAGTAGTTTTAGAATCTATAAACTTTTCAGTAGTATGTCCGTTGTCGCATCGGAAGTCAATTATTATAGCCAACTTAGATTACTCTTTAATAATTTCATCTTCGTTTTCTAGTTCTTCTTGCTCTTCCTCAGCCTGTTGCTTGGCTGTTTCTATTTGCGTCTCAAGATTCAATAGGTTAGCTATCATTGAAAGTTGTCCTTTTCTAAAGGAAAGGTCTTTCACATCTTTACAAGCTTCTATTGAATTAATCTGCATTGCATTTTGAGAAAGATCAGACATTAAGTTTTTCCAACCTTCTGTTCTAAACATTTCCTCAAAAGCTCTATAGAATTTTTCGAGTTCTTTATCTTCCATTACTGTTTCTCCTAAAGGACAGTTTATTAATTTAAAATAAAATATACTAAGTACATAGTATACTATATATTATAGCACATATAAAAGCAAATGTCAAGAACTATTTTCTATGTCTTGCTGTTTTTTTAGCTATTTTTTTAGGTTGTTTACTAAACTGTTTACCTTTAGCAGTGTCTGCTTTTTTCTTTCTTGATGTAGCGGCATATTCTTTAGGGGATAAAGCTTGTCTTGCTTTTTTAGGTAAATATCTTTCACCTGTAGCTTTGGAACCTTGGGTACTAGGTTTACCTGACTTAGTACCCCATTCTTCCTTTGTCCACTTTTTTAAACTTTTTTGTGACTTTTTAAGAGCCATTAGTTTCTATAACCTCCGCCGTTAGCTTTATATTCCTTTGCTAGCATCTGAGCTTTTCTTGCAGACCATTGTCCTGACTTACCACCTTTAGTACCTGCTTTAATTTTATTAAACAAGTTTTTACGCATAGTGGGTTTAGTATAGTTACCTGCTTTATTGACTGTAGATTTTTTAACAGCCATGTTACTTTCTCTTCTTAGCGGTTTTCTTTTTGTTTTGCATCTTTAAAGCGGCTATAGCTTCCTTAGCTCTTTTGTCGGACATAGGGGCACTAATTGCTTTTCTAGGTGCAGTTGCTTTCTTCTTTTTCTTTGCAGGTGGTCTTCCAACTTTACTACCGTATGTACCTTTACCGTATGGCATTGTAGTCTCCTTAATTTACCATTTAGATTTATTTGCCCAGAATGCCGCAGACATTTTGCCTTTAGCAATGTTCTTAGCATGACGAGCCTTAAAAGATTTACGTCTTGCTTTTTCCGATGCAGTCTTAGGGTTCTTACCTGCACCTGAAACACCTTGCTGTCCATAGCGAATAGTTTTTACTTTGTCTCCTTCCTTAGCTACAACTACGTGACTTTTAGTAGGGTGATTAGGAGTACGCTTTGGTTTGTTATAACCACTAACACCTACTCTAGCTAGTCTTGGGTCTTTAGCCATTAATTAGCCCTCTCTTTAATTGCTACTTCCCTCTCTTTTAGTAATTGTTCAGAAACTTTAAGTCTACGCTCAAACTCACGATCATCATCACTACCTTCCCGTATGTTTGTCGTTACTGCTTTGATTCTGTCAATCTCTAGTTCCTGAGGAATAGCTTGTGCTTCCGTAGAAAGCTTTTGCGCTCTTGCTTGTGATTCAACAGCTTGTCCTTCCAACGCCGCTGTCTGAGAAGCTTGGAATGCCAACTGAGCTTGTTGAGCCGCTTGTTGTGCTTGTTGTGCTTCAGGATCAGGCTGATTAGCTTCCTGCAATGCCGCTATAAGTTCCTCACGATTACCTACGTTCATATTATCAATAATAGACATGATAAGCTGTGGATACATTGGTGTGTCAGGAGACATAGTTTGTAACAACTGTACAAGCTGTGTTACTTCATATTCACGGGCAATAATACCTAGTGAACTGGAAGTATGGAACTTGTAGTCAGCAACAGGGTACATTTCAGGATTAAACTGCATGTATCTATGTGCGGCTTTAGTTACAAAAGGTATTAGGAAGGATTCTTGGAAATTAATTAAAGTACGCTTATGACGCTTAATAATAGCACCTAAGCTCATTGAAATACCTGCGGCTGTAGAGTCACCATTAATTGATCCTGCTATACCTGCGGAATCAATAGCACCTGTAGCTGTCTGTACCATTCTTTGTAAAGCATCAGCTTGTGCAAAACTAATTTGACTTACATTACCAAAGTTAAATGGTTGTATAACTTCATTAGGAGCACCGTTAGTTAAAATAACTTTACCTGCACGTACCTCAGGTCTAGCACCTCTAGGCATCCTTGTAGCGTCCATAGCTAACATAGGGTGTATAGTAAGAGCAAGAGCATCTATTCTAGCTCGTATTTCAGCGTCTAACGCCTTTTGAGAGTTATACCCTTTCTCACATACTCCTCTACCCCAAAAACGGCTAGGAACGACATCCCAAGGGAATGCTATAATAGGTCTATCACCCATCATGTAAGGATTAGCTTCGGCTTTTAACAAAGTCCCATCATTAGCAATAACAACAATAGCTTCCACATAATAACTTTTGTTTTCTCCTTCCTCATCACTAACTAATGTAGTTATTTCCTCTGCTTCAGACTCCTTCTGAGCCATTTCCAGTAGATGTCTAGGTACAAAACCATAGTATTTAATTAGACGTACTTTGTCATCATCATGTGCTATTAGGTCTTGATCAGGCTCTATGTCAAAATCAGGGGCCGCCATAGTAACTTCTACATTTCTATAGATACCTTGTTCCTGTAATTGCTCAACTAAGTGTAATGACACAAACTCATCCACTGCACAACCTAAGGCTTCCTCTACGGAAGTTGCTAAAGGATCTATTAGGAAGTTTTGTGGCATTACTGGACGTAGTTTAACGCAAGTCTTTTCCGTTATGTTGACACCAACTGCTGTTAGTTCCCCACCCATAACAGGTTGAGTAGCAGGAGCCATCTCTTTTTCTTCCTCAAGTACAATTTCAGCTATACCTGTACCAAAAACAGCGGAATTAAGCAAACACTCCGCTACACCCTTACGTATTCTATTCTTTTTAAAATCTTTGTATAAAGTTTCACGTAAAAGTGCTATATCTTGCTTTTCTCTATCATTTACATCGTCTTCAATGTCAAACCAACGGCCTCGACCAAAGGTTGCCTCCTCTAATTCAGCAACTGAGGACTCTACTGCTTGCTGTAGGGCAGGACTTATAATTTTAGAGCGTTCTGAGTCCCTAGTTCTGTCTGCGGAAGACCACTGTCCTCTCCACAAACGATAATATTCATCAAATTTACGTGAATAATTTGTATCAAAGTGGTCACGCCATCCTTGACATTTATTAATTATCCAACCTTCAAGTGTTTGTTCCAGTACAAATTGATCTCTTTCTTCATTTAGCATATTAATACCCTGCGTATGCGTCTAATAGTTGATATTCTTCTTCCTCAAAGTCCGATGTGTATGCTATATTGGCTAATTGGTCTATGTAAGCTAAGGAATCAATTAAATCATCGTGAACTAATTGGTTAGGGAACTGAAATAACTCATCAAGGAACTGTGTGTTCCATTCTCCTTTGTTTAAGGAGATTGTACCATGTTCAAACCTACCTTGCAAAGCCCAAACAATTCTGTCGGTTTTCTTTTTATTACCGTGGGTAAGTTCATCCACTCTAAAAAACCGTTGATTTTTTTTCATGTAGTCACTTAAGTACGGAAGTACAGCATTCTTTAATGCTCCTTTTTCTATACCTACGGCTACGGGTTGGTAATCTCTGACTGCTTGGAAGATTCTTCTGGCAGTCTCTTGGACGCCCCAACGCCCATGTACAATATTAGCGACCCACCAACCTTCTTCGTTTGCTTTAACAATAGAGATAGCCGTTTGGTCAAGTCTTTTTGTCTTCGTTGTAACTTTAGCGACATCCGCAAAACCCGCCAAGTCAACCGCAATGTAAAACTGACCTTGCTCAGGCTCTTCCTCAGAAAATTTAATATACTCTTCTTTGAATAATTCACTACCTTGAGCCTCAAAGGATGCCATAAACTCCTGACGGAAGGAAAAAGCAGACATTGACTTCTTAGCCGCTTCAATTTCCTCAGGGTCTAACAATGGATTATCATAACTTGTAAAGTGATAACCTACAAAGGTAGGGTCATCGGATACACAAGCATATGTATATAAATCATAAAAGTGATTCCTACCCATTGGCGTACCAATAAATAATGCATCACCCTTTTGGTCAGCCAAGGCAGGTCTTAATATCTGCTCCCATACCTCAGGCTTCATGTCAGCGTACTCATCCATAACCAAGAACCTAAGACTAACACCACGCATGGTTTCCGGTCTATCAGCCCCTTTAAGGGCTATGGTTGCACCGTTGACTAATTTTATTTGTAAGTTGTTTACATGACTAGTTGCTATAACAGGATGACCTATTTCCAACAACACTTGCCACATAATGTCCCTAGCCTGTCCTTGGGTAGGGGCAACGTAAAACACATGTCCACGTTCAGCCTGTAAAGCTCTAATGATTAGCATCCAAGCGGCTAATCTACTTTTACCTGTACGTCTACCTGCGGCTATTACTTTAAATCTTGTATTATCATTGAAGACTTTTTGTTGCCACGGTAGTAGCGAAACATTAAGTTCAGTCAATTAATAAGTCCACATCACCGGCTCAAGACCATCATCGTATAAATCACGGGTGTCAACATGCACAAAAGAAGAAGCAACTCCAATTCCTGTGAACCCAAGCGAAATGGCTTGTTCCACAATTTTAAATCTTTGTACACCATCTGCAACTTTAATATCTGCCGC